GGGTGCTGGCTACAAGATGGTGCGCAACCTGCCAGCGTCATACATCCCGTTTATTGAATTCCCTTGCGATCCAGAACCCCATACATCACCACTTGAGGCAATGTCGATCTTTGACATTACACGCGACTTACAAGAAATCAAGTCCGAAGTCATGCGCAATACGCTCGACTCTCTGGCACAGTCTATCCATCCCCGCACCGTGATCGTTGAGGGTCAGGTCAACATTGACGATGCCTTGAACAACGAGACAGGCGCAATCATTCGTGCGCGTGCTCCGAACATGGTGCAGCCGTTGGTAACTCCATTTGTGGGTCAGGCTGCTTTCCCTGTCTTGGACTACCTAGACCAGATCAAGGAAGGTCGCACAGGAATGAGTAAGGCATCTATGGGTTTGAACCCAGATGCGTTGCAGTCGAGCACAAAGGCTGCCGTGGCTGCCACAGTAAGCGCCAGCCAAGGACGCATCGAGCTGACTGCGCGTCTTATGGCTGAAGGCATGAGGGAGCTGTTTAAGACAATCCTTTTTCTTGTCACCACTCACCAAGACAAACCACGCATAATCCGCTTGCGTAACCGTTGGGTGCAGATTGACCCACGCGGATGGGACAACACGATGGATGTCAACATCAATATCGGTCTTGGCAATGGCGACACCAATGAGCGTATCGCAACCATGATGCAGATACTCGCCAAGCAAGAATCCATCATCAACCAGTACGGTCTTGAGAATCCCGTGGTGTCTCCACAGATGTATGTACGCACCTTGAAGAAGGTCGTCGAACTCTCAGGATTCAAGGACGCATCGAGCTACTTTGCGGATATTCCAGAGGGCTGGAAAGCACCGCCAGCTCCACAAAAGCCAAGCCCAGAGGAGGTTTTGGCTCAGGTTCAAGCCGAGTCTATTCGTGCAGACATCCAGAAAAAGGCTGCCGATCTAGAGTTACAGAGGCAGCAGATGATCCGCGACGACGACTTCAGACGCGATCAAATGAACCAAGATAGACTACTTAAACAAATGGAACTTGAGTTAAAGTACAACACACAACTGAATACCGCACAAATTGTTGCGGAGCAGAATGTCAACCGCGAGGTTATTCGAGAGCAAGGCGCGTTGGTACAACAGGCGATGGCGCAAGCCCAGCCAGCACCAATGCAACCCATCAACCCACAAGGAATGGTTTAAGTGAGCAAACAAGAAGAAGATGTAAGAAAAGGCAAGAAGGCTGAGTCGCTAATCGCTGACGAGGCTTTCTCAACTGCATTACTAAAAATGGAGAATGATGCCGTCTGGTTTTGGAAGGATACGAAGCCAGAGGACACCGTGAAAAGAGAACACGCTTGGCATATGTTGCGTGCGATTGACAACTTCCGAACCGAGATTTCCAAAATCATGGACAACGGGAAAGTCGCACAGCGCCAAATTGAGCGTGAACAAAAGTCGTTGGTGTAAAGGACTAGGAAATGGAAAACCAAACCCCTATGTCTGTAGCTGATGCAGCTAGTGCTCTTGATCAGATGATGTTGCCACTTGATGGAGAACAGCAGAAAACTGACAAGGCGCGTTTGACTGAGGAAGATACTTCCGATGTCGCGGTCTCTGTTGATGAAGAATTGGATGTGCAAGACGACGAATCCAATGAAGAAACGACAGAGGAACAATCAGAGTTAGATGAAGAAACCGAAGAAGAAGAAAAGCCAGCCGAGGTCTACACCGTCAAAGTTGACGGTAAAGAGGTCGAGGTCACGCTAGACGAACTTCAAAAAGGATATTCTCGAACTCAGGATTACACACGAAAGACGCAACAGATCGCTGAGACCCGTAAGGCTGTCGAGGCAGAGGCTAGTGCGATTCGTGCCGAGCGCGAACAGTACGCGCAGTTGTTGGGAGCGTTGAAACAGCAACTTGAGTCAACTGAAGCACCTGTCGATATGGATCGTCTTTATAACGAAGACCCCATAGAGTGGGTGAGACAGTCAGAAGTGATGCGCCAGAAGCAAGACAAACTCGCAGCTATTCAGTCTGAGCAGCAGCGACTGTCGCAACTTACAGCGCAACAAAGAGCACAGGAAATGCAAGCTCACCTTGCGTCACAGCAAGAAGCCCTGATCCAAGCCGTACCTGAGTGGAAAGATTCCAAGAAGGCACAGGCTGAAAAGGCTCTACTCGTCGAATTCGGCAAAAAGATCGGATTCAGCGACGAAGAACTCAAGAATGTCTATGACCACAGAGCTGTCATTGCGTTGCGTAAAGCAGCGCTCTATGACCAGATGATGTCCAAGCGTGGGCAGATCAAGCCAGTCGTCAACAACGGTCCTCGCCCCGCCAAGCCTAGTGCAGCAGGTCGCGTCTCCACAACAACTGAAAGTACACGCGCAAAACAGCGTCTTGCAAAGTCTGGTCGCGTCGATGATGCGGCTAAAGCAATAGAACTTTTACTGAAATAGAGGCACTTAAATGGCAATCGTAACCAACACATTCACCACATTCGATGCAAAAGGTATTCGGGAAGATCTTTCCAATTTGATAACGAATATAGCACCAGAAGAAACACCGTACATGAGCAACATCGGTCGTGAGTCAATCAGCAATTCATTGTTTGAGTGGCAAACCGACACATTGGCTTCTGCTGCTGCTAACAAGCAGTTAGAGGGCGACGATGTAACTTCTTTCGATAGCGTTACTGCTACTGTGCGTTTGCAAAACTATGCACAGATCAGCCGTAAGACTATCGTCTTGTCTGCAACTGAAGAGACCGTCAACAAGGCTGGTCGTCGCTCTGAATTGGCATACCAAATTGCCAAGCGTAGCGCTGAGTTGAAGCGTGATCAAGAGTTCTCAATGTTGAACGGTGCTGTCGCTGCTGCTGGTAACACCACAACTGCTCGCGGTACTGCTTCTTTGCAAGCCTTCATCAAGACCAACTACGACATGCAGACCAACGGTGCTAACCCATCGTATACAACTGTGCCTACTGGCGCTCGTAGCGACGGCAATGTGCGTACCTTTACAGAGACCATCTTGAAGAATGTTATTCAACAAGTTTGGACTTCTGGCGGTACACCAAAAATCTTGATGACTGGTCCAGTCAACAAGCAGCGCGTGTCTGGTTTCTCTGGTATCGCATCTTCACGCTTCAACATTGATGGCGGTGCTCGTCCTGCAACCATCATTGGCGCAGCAGACATCTATGTGTCTGACTTCGGCAATGTGCAAGTCGTGCCTAACCGCTTCCAGCGTGAGCGTGACGCATTCGTGATCGATCCAGATTACGCAAAAGTCACAACCCTGCGTCCTTACCAACAAGTTGAGTTGGCAAAGACTGGCGACGCTGAAAAGCGTATGCTGATCGTTGAGTGGGGTCACAAAGTGTTGGCAGAAAATGCCCACGGTATTGCTGCTGACTTGGTTACTTCTTAATTGAACTAACGAAGGGTCTGGGGAAACTCAGACCCTTTTTTTACATGATTGAAAAAAGATTATTTAGTACAGACGCTGATCAAGGGATCACGCGCACATTCCATTACGACGACGAAACGAATCAGGCAACGATACAGACGCAGCAAGATGTGACTGCGATCATTGAAGAGAATAAGCAAGAGTACGCACAGGTTGATGAGCGTGCTCGGTGGGGCGAGTGGAGCAGAGTCGCCAGCATCCCGATGTCTATCTACTTTCAGCTCAAGGCTGAAGGAAAGTTAGATGATCAGGAGTACATGAAAAAATGGTTAAACGACGTTGACAACAAATATTTCAGAACAAGAGCAGGAAAAATATGACACCAAACTACATTGCAGTCTGCACACCAGCGCGTGACATGGTTCACGCAAATTATGCTTTTTGCATGACCAACATGGTGGCGCACCACACGATTAACACGACTGACGCGGTTTCCTTAAAGATTATGCAAGGAACACTTATCCAGACCCAGCGTGCTGACTTGTGTTTAGACGCAATGGCTGAAGGTTGTACCCACATCTTGTTTGTGGACTCAGACATGACATTCCCGCAGGACATGATTGAGAGACTCTTGGCGCATGACTTGGATGTCGTGGCAACCAACTGCGCAAGGCGCAGGATGCCCACAGGTCCAACTGCACAGCGCTATGACGAGAATGGTGAGAGAGAACTCATCTACACAATGCCAGAGTCCACAGGGATTGAGGAAGTCGGCTCTATCGGTATGGGCGTGATGCTCATCAAACGCAAGGTCTTTGAGGCTTTGAGTGAACCTTGGTTTGAGACTCCTTGGCGCAACGACAAACGCGGCTATGTTGGTGAGGATGTTTTCTTCTGCCGTAAAGCACAGTCGGCTGGCTTTAAAATATACATAGACCACGATGTGTCGAAGGAAATCGGACACATTGGGACTTTTGAATTCAAGCACGATCACACTTGGGTGATGCGTGACTTGGAGAAAGCAGAAAAGGCTGAAGATGGCGCTAACAACATATGCTGAGTTAAAGACATCTGTCGGGGACTGGCTTAATCGCTCAGACCTGACTACTGCCATTCCTGACTTTATTAGTTTGGCAGAGGCTCAGATCGAGCGTAATCTGCGCACCAGACAGATGATCGTGCGTGCTACCGCGTCGATCACTACCGA